ACCCACTCCTTCAGATCAGGTGGCAGCAAAAGCCGCTGCGAACGGTCATAATCTCGAAAATTGCTCATGCCCCATCATAAATCCTCACGCCAAACCCGACAACCTGTTAGAGCGGACCCGCGTCCATAGAGATCAAGGCGGCTTTGGACCAGGTTGACCGGGCTGACCGGGCTGACCTGGTGCAAGATGCCGAACGTCAACGCTTGGCCGAAGCGCTGCTGGCGGTGCTTGAGGCCATGCAGGCGAGCGGCGCACGCGGTTTCCAATACGCTCAGACTTTTACAACCGCTTGGGTTGCAATGAGTGCTTCGACGGCGACTTGGACCTCTGCATAGAGTTCCGCTTTAACCTGGCCTGGATCGATCTCGACAATCAGCGCATAGCGTACAGATCGCAGACCTTTCGACAGAAGCTTTTTCGATTTCCACCATCCAGTCACGGGGTGAACAGCCAGTAAGTTGCGCCGCGCCAGATCTGAAGCTTTGCACGTCAGCTGATCTATATGAAGCGAGCCAACATGACGCCGATTGCTACCGTATTCCCAAAGATCATCCTCATCGCTTGCTGGACCATCAGGCTGTTCAGCCGCCTTGCTGATGCGAGCCAGGAACTGGGCTTTGCTCTCGTTGGCGCGATTGAGTTGGAAATGTAGATTGTGGGACGCGTAGCGATACCGAACGCCGCGCGAGGCCTCGGACGGGTTCGGAGCGATAAAGCTGCTGAGTACCACCCGCAAGGTCACATCGGCATTACCGAGCGCGCGCAAAGCGTCGGCGGGCCAGGGAAGGGCGAACAGCTTCATTTCGTTGTAAACATCACCGCTGTTCTTTTTCGAAATCCCGTAAGGCGTAATCGTGTCTTCCACGATCAGGGTCGGCGCGTTCGACGCGCTGCGGCGGGCACGGGCCATGTCCGGCACACCATATCCATAGCGCTGAAAAAGGAGCGTGTAATGACCCTTGTTGGGCTGGGCCGGCAGATGTGTGCGCATCTGCTGTGTCCACCGCGCTGAAGACACATAAAGACCACGGACTGTCTCGGGCCATAGCGTTGGATAGTCCGACCAGAGTTCGGTCACATCTTTGGCCGCAAGCGCCGTCGCGGCGCTGGTGTCGCAGGTGTATGTGAAGGATCGATCGGGATACTTGTAATGCGTTGAAAGGAGCGACAACCCTTCGTGCCGCATTGGCGGTGGCATGGCGTCTTGTGCCCAGTTTCCGCCCTCGAGGACGACGTCCGGCTTGTTCGGCCAATGGGACGACCAGGATGCGGTTCTCGAAGTGGGCGATAGATCGCCGAATGGTGCGAGCGCTTGGGCGGGCTCTGTGTCTGGTAGTACGGTCTTTTCGGTATAGGCTCCAATAGACAGAACATTCCACGCTTGGGCCGGCGACTCAATTTCGTTGTCCTCGTGATCGCATCGCTCGAGATAATTTCCAGCGTCAAAGGTGAAGTTGTCGGTATTCCCGGCCGAGACAAGCACCAGGCGTTGTTGTTTCACCTCACCTGAAACGCCGGCGGCGAGCTGATCGACTTCCGTTGACCAGGAGGTCGGAGCGCCGTCATGTGGCGTGTCTTCACCCGTCGTTGTCGTCATTGTGAAAGTGCGGCGTCGGTGGCCAACCTGTTCTACTGTATTGATCGCCTGCCTGGTCACCGCGCCAAGGAGATGATGCGGATTTGTTCCTCTATCAGGCAGCAGCTTAACGGATTCAAGACGGTTCACCACTGAAACCGGGTTCGCCTGGTGCAGTTTCGGCGTCAGGTCTCCAAAGAGCGCCAGTCCTCCCATCTCCGTGCCATGGCCCCTTACATCCTCCAGTCCCCAGGCCGGATTGGCGGCATGTTGGTCATCTAAACTGAGCGCCGGCTGAATGAGAGGATGCGCGCGACTGACACCGGTATCCAAAAGCGTAACGTAGCCAGGATCGGGATTGTCAGTGTAGGTGGTACGGCCCGCGAGCTCGTCGACCCATTGCGCCTGTTCGGTCACCTCTAAGCTGTCGAAAAAATCCGCCGTGATGGTCGGAGCGGCAAGGGCGCGCACGCCGCCTAGTCGGCGGACAGCCTGGGTAAGCTGATTAAGATCGGACTTTACGATTAAAACGATATCTTCGGGAAACTCCAGCCGATCCCTTCCGACGGTGACGCCATAATCTGGTGCTTCCTTGGCGAATTTTTCGGTCTGTTGAGGCTCAAGCCAAACCTCCCAGACGGTTGCAAGATCCGCTCCGGGAAACTTTCCTAAAGGGCTGCGCCAGAGTGCCCGCAATTCCGCTTCCGCGATGGCAGCAACGCTTTGCACCAAGTCCGCGTTCTTCGGACGGCCTGGAACGATTTCATGGTCTTTCTTGCGATCAGGCGTGTCTTCAGTCCGAAACTGCTCGACCTTCTTGCGCAGCTTTTCGATGCCCTCGATTTGAGCAAAAACCGTCGCATGTTCCTGAGCGCCATCGGGACCAGGAGCCTTGGCCACGCGAAGAAGCGTTAGGCCATCAACGTCAAGGCTGTCCTTTTTCAGACGTTCGTTAACTCGGGAGCAGACGTCCAGATAAACGCCAGGACGTTCGGTTGCCGAAATATTTGGCAACGCGTCGATGGCCTGAAGCAATGTTTGGGCGTGCGCCGCGCGATCGGGGACATCACTCGGTCTTTTCGATCCGCCCCTGCTCTTTGTTTGAAACGGAAGAGACTGTCCAAGTTTGCGAAGGTGGAAGTGCGGAAGGTCTCGTGCCATTGTCATTAGTGCCTAATTCTTGGAGCGACCGTCGGCGTTTGAGGGCATCAAGCACATCCTGTGTCGCAATTTTGTCGATATCATTCAGCACGGCACGTCGCGCAGCATCTTCCGCCGCCGTCACAACATCGGCCGTGGAGAGGCCTGCGGCAACATTTGCAATCTGTGTCCATTCCATATCAGCGCGTGAGAAGCCAATCAAACGACGTTCGAGCGCCTGCCGAATGGCTGGGCCATCGGGCATGACATATGACAACACCAGATCAAAGCGGCGCAGCACAGCGCGGTCCAGAATTGCCGGCAGGTTTGTCGTGGCAATGACGATCGAAGGCCCGGTATCCTCATCTAAGAGCTGCAAGAACGAGTTCAGAATCCGCCGGGCCTCGCCGACGTCGTTCTCACCGCCTCGGGCCGCAGCCAAAGCATCGATCTCGTCAAACAGATAGATGCCGCGCGTCGTCTGGACGGCATCGAAGATCATCTTCAGCTTTTGTGCGCTCTCACCCATAAATTTTGTGATCAAACCATGCAGCATCACCGAAAACAAAGGGAACTTCAGCTCTCCGGCAAGCGCTGATGCACTCAAGGTCTTGCCGGTGCCCGGTGGGCCAGAAAGCAGAACGCGCCGCCGCGGCTTTAGTCCCTTTTCTTCGAGCTTATGGCGTTTGCGTGTCTCGACGAGAAGATGCGCAAGTTCGCCCTTGATCTTGTCCGGCAAGATAACAGCGTCCAGGCGCTCGGTCGGATAGGACGCAGCAAGGCACTCTGCCAAGTCACCGCGCGGTGTTGCGATAGGGGTGATCGCAGGGGTTCGCTTCGCAGGCGGCTTCTGTCCTGCTTCAGCCCATTGCCGCAGTTGCTCAGCCAGCCGAGTGTGCCCCTTCTGCTCTTCGGCCGCTGAAAGTTGCATAGCCAGATCGTAAAAACGATCAGCGTCTCCCTCTGCGTGGCTCTTAACAAGACCGATGAGTTGTTGGGCGGAAGCCAAGGTCAGACAGCCTTCTTCGCGTGATCGTGTGACCGATACCAGAGCAAATTCATTCAAAACGGTTCAGTTGTGAATGATCATTTGTCTAGAAAACAACGAGATAGCGCAAACCCGCGTCCGTGTGGACGCGCACCCGCTCGAAGGTATATGTTACATTCGAAACTCTTAGCAAACCAGTCAATTTCCGCTGGTTGGAACGAGAGTTTGTTGGTTTTGTGCTTTTGACCATCGACCTGAGTACTGGCCTTCTGGCCCCTCCCGCGTTGATTTTATCGCAGCAGAGGTCCAAGTCGCCGTCGAAGCACCTATTGCAGCCCAAGCGGTGACCGGTGCGACAGCCCAATGCCGTATTCGTCCACTTAAAAAAATGGGGGCAGCAAAATTCGTCGGCAGCAAAAAAATGCTTGACCCCTGTGCGGTGGCGCGGTACACACATATTACAGGCTTAGCAAAGTCTGTGAAGAGCAACATTTGAGCCCCTTCACATCCCCATAAAGGTGCTCAGCGACCCCCTCATTGTTGCTCTTTAAGACAAATGGTTACTTGTAACCATACTATGGTGAGTGTGTGTGTCTTTGATGCTGGGGACTTGTCCCCAGCATCTTTTTGTAGCGGCGCCTTTTGTTTGCTGCGGCGCCTGGGGGCCTGTCTGTATTGTGCCCAAAAAAACGCGGTGTGGGGTTCCGGGGGCCCGCGACGATCGACACTTAAAAAAACGGGGTGTGGGGTCCCGCGACCCCACGAAAGTTTACATTATAAAAAAGGGGTGTGGGGTCCGCGACCCCACGAAACGAACACTTAAAAACCGACACTCAAAAAAACGGGGTGTGGGGTCCGCGACCCCACGAAAGTTTACACTATAAAAAAGGGGTTTGGGGTCCGTCATGTTAGATTAACACTTAAAAACGAACCCTTAAAAAACGGGGTGTGGGGTTTCGGGGGCCCACGAAATTCGTCGGCAGCAAAAAAAATGCTTGACCCCTGTGCGGCGGCGCGATACACACATATTACAGACTTAGCAAAGTCTTGCGAAGAGCAACGTTTGAGCCCCTTCCCATCCCCATAGAGGTGTTCAGCTACCCCTTCGTTGTCGCTCTCCAAGACAATTGGTTACTTGTAACCATACCATGGTGAGTGTGTGCCTTTGGTGCTGGGGACTTGTCCCCAGCATCTCTCTGTGGCGGTGCCTTTTGTTTGCTGCGGCACCTTTCGTTTGCTGCGGCGCCTTTCGTTTGCTGCGGCGCCTTTCGTTTGCTGCGGCGCCTTTCGTTTGCTGCGGCGCCTTTCGTTTGCTGCGGCGCCTTTCGTTTGCTGCGGCGCCTGGGGGCCCGCGAAGATCGACACTCAAAAAAACGGGGTGTGGGGTCCGCGACCCCACAAGCACTTAAACACTTAAGCACTTAAACACTTAAGCACTTATAAAACGGGGTGTGGGGTCCCGTGAGCCCGCGAAACGAACACGTAAAAACCGACACTTAAAAAAACGGGGTGTGGGGTCCGCGACCCCACAAGCACTTAAACACTTAAGCACTTAAACACTTAAACACTTAAGCACTTAAGCACTTATAAAACGGGGTGTGGGGTCCCGTGAGCCCGCGAAACGAACACGTAAAAACCGACACGGTAAACCAACACTTAAAAGAACCAGGTGTGGGCTCGACGGGTAAGGCCGCCGGGTCCGTTTGCGTTTGGAGAGATGTGATGGCGGATGTGCCAAGACACTGGATCGCGCCGCTGCTGTTGGGCACCCTCGCTTTGGGTGGTGGTGGTGGTGTTGCCACCTATTCCCTTGCCGAGCGCGTGGCAACTTTAGAGGCGCAACAGATCGATGCCCAGCGCGTAGCAACCCTAGAGGCGCAACAGGTCGATGTGAGGCGACAACTGGAAGATATTAAAAGCATTGATATCGGTGGCAGACTGACCCGCATTGAGACGCTGCTGGAGGTGGTCATCGATCACATGGGGATCAAAGATCGTCAGAATTAGCCCGATGAGCCCAATGAGCCCGGCCAAATGGCCGGTCACTGACCCCTAAACCGGTCACTGACCCCTAAGCTGGGCGATACCCTAAGCTGGGCGATACCCTAAGCTGGGCGATACCCTAAGCCGGGCGATACTCTAAGCTGGGCGATACCCTAAGCCGGGCGATACTCTAAGCTGGGCGATACCCTAAGCTGGGCGATACCCTAAGCCGGGCGATACCCTAAGTCGGGCGATCCCCTAAGCCGGGCGATACCCTAAGCTGCGGACGGCACCAGATACACCGGTGGCCTGGGGTGCGGCCCGATGGGGCTGGAACCGGTCGTCTGATTTCGCACCGAAAGGCGCGCTTAAGAGGTGGTGACATGCACCGAACAACAGCGATTCGCCACGCCATCCATCACCTGCTCGCCACCGCCGACGCTGAGGGTGCGCATGTCACCCGCGCCGGCGATCGTGTGTTTGCCAGCCGGACCGCACCGTTATCGCCGCCGCTCATGCCGGCGATTTTGGTCTACGCCCAAGCGGACCGGGCGGACGGCGACCGCGAGCGGAACCAGCCCGATGGCCCGATGCGCCGTGTCCTGACCGTTGTCATCAAGGCGGCGGTGGCGGGGCAGAACGCGGACGACGAGGTTGACGCCTTGTGCGGTGAGATCGAGGCGGCGCTGGGCGTGCAGATGAACTTGGGCGGGCTGTGTGAAAGCATCCGTTGGCAGGCGACAACGCTTGAGTCCGTGGGCGAGGGTGCGCAGTTGTTCATGGCTGGGCTGATGGCATTTGCGGTGACCTACTGGACTGCGGCTGAACACCCAGCACCAGACGTGCCGACCACGGTCTACGCCGGCACTGCGCCGCTGATTGGGCCGGGGAACGAGACTCACTACCGCGACATCACCGGCACGAACGGGACCGGCGCGAACGGGACCGGCGCGAACGTGGCGCAGGTTTGAGGCATGAACGACCGCCTGACGCCGGACGCCAGCTTGTCGGATGTGGAGCGGCGCTTAAGCAACATGATTCGCTTTGGCGTGGTGGCAGAGGCCGACTATGCGCGCGCCCGCCTGCGGGTTCGCTGCGGCGATCTTTTGACGGACTGGATACCGTTTGCCGCCTTGCGCGCTGGTGGCGACAAGACCTGGCACCCGCCGGAGGTGGGCGAGCAGGTGGTGATGGCTGCGGCGAACGGCGACTTGCGCCAAGCGGTGGTGCTTGGCGCGGTCAACTCTGTCAAGAACCCGGCCCCTGGCGACCGGGCCACGCGGGCGACGGTGGTGTATGGGGACGGCACGACCCTTGCCTATGACCGCGAGGCGCACGCCTACGCCTTGCAGATTAACGCTGCGGGTACCTTTAAGCTGAGCCTCGGCACCGCTGCCATCGAGGCGCGGACCGATGCGATAACGCTTTCGGTGGGCGGCAGCAGCATTGAAATCACGGCGGGCGGCTTGAAGCTCAGTGCCCCGCGGATTGACCTGAACTAGTGCCCGCAGCGGCCCGCGGCGACGGCACGGATACGGTCGCAAGTCTGACCGGCGCGGGCCAGCACTGCCTGTTCCCGACGGGGGCGGCAACCGGTGCGTGTTCAAGCACCGTCTTTGTCAACGGCATGGGAGCCGTTCGCCAAGGCGACGCGGTGGCCCCGCACCGGGCGGCGGGCTGCGGGCTGGACGGCAGCACCTTGACGACTTTCTCCGGCACGGTCCGCATCGAGGCGCTTGGTGCGGGGCGGCTGGGCGACCAGTACACAAGCGACAACACCATCACGAGCGGGTCCGCCAGCGTGTTCATAGGAGGCTGATATGCTCGGCATGAACCGCGAGGACGGCACCGCCCTTGAGGGCTTGGCTCACCTAAAGCAGTCGATTCGCGACATTCTCACAACCCGTAAGGGGACGCGCGTCATGCGCCGGGACTATGGCTCGGACCTGTTCGCGCTCACGGACCGGCCTTTGAACGAGGAGCTGGCGATGGACCTTTACGCGGCAACGGCTGGGGCGCTGGCAACATTCGAGCCGCGCATCCGTTTAGAGGCGGTGCGGATCACGCGGGCTGAGCCCGGCCTGGTCGAACTTTCGCTACGCGCTGTTTACCTGCCCCACGGCGAGGACGTGACATTGGACGGGATCATCGTGCAATGACGGTGACGCTGGAGTTGTCGCAGCTGCCGCCACCGAAGGTCGTGGAGGAGCTGTCTTACGAAACGATCCTAGCGGCGATGCGGGCGGACCTGTTCGAGCGGTTCCCGCAGTACAGCGCGGACCTGGCCAGCGACCCGGTGAACAAGCTGCTGGAGGTGGTGGCCTATCGCGAACTGCTGTTGCGCCAGCGCACGAACGATGCGGCACGCTCTAACCTGCTGGCCTTCGCAAGCGGGACCGACCTTGACCACCTGGCCAGCTTCTATGGCGTGCGGCGCCTCACGGTCGAGACCGACGCGGGCTTCCGCTTGCGCGTGCAACAGCGCATCCAAGGGTGGGCGAACGCAGGCGGGGCGGCGCACTACCGCTATTGGGCGCTGAGCTCGGACCAGCGCGTGGTGGACGCGGCGGTCTCGTCTCCTGCGCCGGGTGTTGTTCGCATCGCCGTTTTGGCGAGCGACAACGATGGCCGCGCCGATGCGGATCTGCTGGCTGCGGTCAGGCAGACCGTGCTGCGCGACGATGTGCGGGTGCTGACCGACACGGTCGAGGTGATGCCCGCCAACATTCTGACGGTGGACGTGGTCGCGACGGTGTTCTTGTACCCGGACACGCCGGCGGCGGTTATGGACCAGATACGGACTGCGTTCCCGGCGATGTTGAACGCCACGCGCGGGCTGGGCTGGGACCTGACCCGGACGTGGATCACGGCGCACATTCACCCCCACGGCGTCCAGCGCGTTGAGCTGCAACGGCCGACGCTGGACACCATCGCCGGGCCAAGCGACTGCGTGGCGCTGGGCGCGTTTGAGCTTGTGCTGGGGGGGCGCGATCGATGATCGGCCAGACGCTGCTGCCGCCCAACGCGACGGTGTTCGAGCGGGCGGTGGAAGCGGCGACGGCCTTTGATGGGCGCAGCCCGGCCATCCTCCCGCGACCTGGTGCCAAGCTGGAGGGGTTTGGACCGTTCGTCCCGTGGCTGATTTGGGAATATGGGCTGGGCGAAATCCTGCCCTATCTTTCCGACCCGCAGCGGGCGATTCGCGAGGGCGTCCTGTGGCAGCGGCTACGCGGCACCCCTGAGGCCCTGCGCATGGCGTTTTCGTGGCGCGACCTCGACCACGTGCAGGTCTTGCAGGAGGAACCCGGCCAGCACTTCGCCTCGTTCCAGATCGACACCGGCAACATCGCATCCGAGGCGGATGTCGACGACCTCATCGTCTTGGCGCGTCTGTCGGCACCAGTCCGCTCGCGGCTCGCGCGGATTTTCCACGGCTATGACGTGCGGCGCTTCAAGCTGGACCAAAGCCGCTTGGACGATGCGCTGTTGAGCGATTACAGCGGCGTCCTGCACACGGACGGCGCGACCCGGCTGTCGTTCGGGCGCGTGACCCGGGCGGCGACACCGGTGCTGGGTACCCGGCTGCATCCGATCATCACCGTGCAGCACACGGGCCGGGCGGTGCTGCCGGGGCGCTTTGTCCTTTGTGAGGATGTCTTGGGCGCGGCGCGGCACACGCCCAACCCGTTCATCTACCACGCGCACCTGTTCAGCGTTGGCAACTTTGACGGCTTGCCCGATGCGCCCGCCGACTTCCTGCCCCGCCGCAAGTTCCAGATGGCGCAGATCGCGCTATCGGACAGCTGGACGCTGGGCGACACGAACGCACGCACGCCGCCGCCAGACCATCTGTTTGACCACAAGGTGATCAACCTTTCAGACGATGCGACCCTCTCCGGCGCACCGCGCATGCTCAAGCGCAAGCGGATCACAGAGGCGTTCACAAGGACGCACACGAGCCACATCGCCATCGTATCGGACCGCCAACACCGCAGCGGCGCCGCGCGTCAGACCGTGCGCTTCAGCACCGTGGGCGGGCGGGGCCAGACCCATCGTCTGTCGCACACGCGGCGGGCGGCCCCGCTGATCGTCGTCGGCGAGCCGGTCCGCGCGGACCTGCGCAGCGGCGACCGGGTCTCGTTTACGGTCGGCGAGCCGGTTCGTGCGGACCTGCGCAGCGGTGATCGGGCCTTGTTTACGGTCGGTGAGCCGGTGCGTGCGGATGCGCGGGTGGCCCATGCGCAGCGGTGGTCTGGGACACACCCCGCCCTGGTTGACCTGGCGGGCAGCGACGGTCTGCCCGACCGGCAGACCGCCTCGGTCCGGCAGACCAACGTGTTCGGCAGCGCCGCCTATGCGGGGCAATACTGGCTTTCGCTCTATCATCCAGACCAAAACTGGTCCGCTGTGCAGGTTCTGATTGGATCTACACACCGCACCGACGCATAGGGCACAGTCGTCCCAAACGGCCGCGTTTTGAACGATCATTTGTCTAGAACATAAAGGGATAGAGCAGATCCGCGCGTCCTTATGGACAAAGGGGGTCTGCCCTTCACATGAGGAGGCCAGACATGGCGATTATGACGCGCTCGGGCCGCGCTGCCCTTGCCGATGCAATCCGGCAACGCCCCTTGCACTTGGGCTGGGGTGCGGGGTCGGTGATGTGGGAGACCGAGGCGGACCCCCACACCGCCGCGTTCGGGGACAGCGACGTGCTGCCATTGCCACACGCCCACGTCTCAGGCGTCGCCCTGAGGACCACAGACGGCGCCACCACCTACGTCTTGGGCACCGATTACACGGTGGACAGCAGCACGGGCCGGATCACGCGGATCGTCACCGGGGCCATTGCAGCCGGCGCGACCGTCACCGCCGCCTATACCATCGACACGCCGCCGCCGGATGTGGCGCAGACGGGGCTGCGTGCGGAAATCGGGCGGCGCACCATGGATGAGGTGTCCTTCGTGGTGGCCGACGACGAGGGCCAGATCAGCGCCCCGACCGGGCGCTTCACCTTCTCGGCCACGCCAACCAACCACCTGTTCGTCCGCGTGCGCTTCGACTTTGGCGATGCAGCGGACAGCATCATTCGCGAGCAAGGGCTGTTCGTGGGGACGGCGACCGACCCGGCTCTGCCCGCCGGTCAGCGGTATTTCGAGCCCACCCAAATCACCGATCCCGGCATTTTGCTGATCGTGCAGAACACCGTGCCGATCATCCGTCAATCTTCAACCCGCGAGACTTTTGAGTTCGTGGTGACGTTCTGACGTTCTGACGTCATAAGGAGTGCGCACTCATGTCGCTTGATCGCTACTACAACATCTACAACCCAGCCAACGGCTACACCGACCTGCTGTTCCGCGCTGGCGATGGCCTGCAAAGTCGAGAGCTGAACGAGATACAGACGTGGATCGCAGACCGCATCGCATGCATCGGGGACAGCATCTTCAAGGACGGCGACCTGATCCGCGATGCTGATGTTGCCGTCAAACCGGACACGGGCAACGTCACCGCGGCCTCTGGCGTGATCTACCTGCGCGGTGCGGCGCGCTCGGTGGCGGAGGCCAGCTTTGTTATCCCCACCGATCGCGTCGTGGCCATCGGCGTCCGCTACACCGAACACACCGTCACCGAACTGGAAGACCCCTCGCTGCGCGACCCCGCCGTGGGCACGCGAAATTATCAGGAGCCCGGCGCAGCGCGGAAGCGCGAGCGCGTGGCGTGGGGCTGGGAAAGCGGCAACCTGAGCGACGGCGGCGCGGGCAACTTCCACGCCATATACACGGCAACGAACGGGGTGCTGGACAGCAAAATGCAGCCCCCCGCGCTGGACGCTGTGGTGCAGACCATCGCCCGTTACGACCGCGATGCCAACGGCTCCTACGTCGCAAGCGGCCTTGCGTTGACGTTCCTTTCGCGCGATGCCGCGGCGGCGGAGTATGTGTTCTCCCTCTCCGAGGGCACCGGCAACGTCGGCGGCTTCAAGGTTGAGAAGCCGCAGTCGGCACGCGTGCGCTGGGCCATCGATCCTGACCTGCGCGCGGTGAGTGCAGAGCCGCACGGCTTCGCCGACGGTGAGACCGGCACGGCGGAGATCACCGTGAACCTGGCCCCCATCGCGCACGTCACCGACGTGACCGTGACCAAGGAGACGACCGAGACCGTCACCCACGGCATCTTCACCGGTGCAAGCGACCCGCTGCACTTCTCAAGCATCGTCAGCGTGCTGCAAATCACACAAGAGGGCACCGCCTTTGAGGAGGGCGAGGATTACGTCGTCTCGGGCGGGCGCATCGACTGGTCGCCCAGCGGCGCGGAGCCCGCACCGGGATCAAGCTACACGGTTATCTATCGCTACATCGCCAGCGTCACCCCGGACGCGGTGACGGACAGCACCGTGACGGTCTCAGGCGCGGTCACGGGCACGACGGTTTTCATCGACTATGCCTGGAAACTGCCGCGCGTGGACCTGCTGGTGATGAACCCCGATGGCAAGCTGGCGCGTGTGCGCGGTGTCTCACAAACCCGCAACCCGCAGCCGCCGCAAATCCCGATGGGGGTGCTGCCCTTGGCGGAGGTGGCGCTGGCATGGTTCAGCGCCGAGCCGCCCGAGGTGACCGCGACCGCAACCCGGGCGGTGCCGGTCGCAGAGCTCGCCGAGATGCAAAGCAACATCAGCGATCTATACCAATTGGTCGCCATTGAACGGCTGCGGGCCGACGCGACGATCGCCGACCCCACAAGCAAACGGGGGATCTTTGTTGATCCGTTCTTTGATGATGATCTGCGCGACGTGGGCGAGCCGCAAACGGCCGCCATTGTCGCGGGGGAACTGACGCTTCCCATCACCGCCGCGGTCCAAGATCCGCCCGACGGCGCGGCGGCAACGTGGACGCTGGGCTATGAGCTGACCCCGGTGTTGGAACAGACCGCATCCACCCGGGGGATGCGGATTAACCCTTATATGAACTTTGAGCCGATCCCAAGCGCGGTCCAGCTGTCCCCGGCGGTGGACAACTGGACCGTCGTCAACACGGCTTGGACGTCCGCTGTCACGCGGGCGTTCACGACCGGGTCGGGTATCCGCTCGCGAACGGTGGTGAGTCGGGCGACGCACCGTGTTTCCAGCACATCGCAAAGGGCGCTTGAAATCCGCCAACGGGACGTTGGCTTCACCCTTATGGGGATGGAGGCGGACGAGCCGGTGATACGGGTGATGTTCGACGGCGTTGACGTGACGCCTGATCCGGCCCCGGTTGCCGACGCAGCCGGGCGCCTGAGCGGGACGTTCGCGATTCCGGCCGGTATTCCGACCGGATCCAAAAGCGTGACGTTCCTTGGGCAAAACGGTTCTTTCGGTGAAAGCACCTACACCGCCCAAGGGACGATCATCACCAATGTCATGCGGCATGTCACGACCCGCCGCACGACGCTGTGGAACCCGCCGCCGGTCCGCCCGCGCCGGTGGGACCCGTTGGCACAGACGTTCACGCTGGACCAGGACACCGTGGTTGCCGGTGTGGAGGTTTGGTTCAGCGCGGTCGGGGACGTGAATAACCGCATCATCGTCCAGATCAGGGAGACCACCGTCGGCATCCCGAACGATACCATCGTGGCGACGTCGATCATCGATGCGGACACGATCGCGGTCGGGGCGACGCACCGCATCCCGTTCGACCCGACAATGCTGCGGGGCGGGCAAGAGTATGCGTTCGTTTTCCTGACCGATGATCCTGACCATGCGCTGCGGGTTGCTGAGCTGGGAAAATACGATGCGGAGACCCAAACATGGGTGACGGCGCAACCGTACCGGATCGGTGTTTTGCTGTCCTCGTCCAACGCTTCGACCTGGACACCGCATCAGGACCGGGATCTGACGTTTCGCCTGCTGGCGTGCAACTTCACCGAGACCACCCGCACGGTTGCCCTCGGACAGATTGCGGTGACAGACACCACCGACTTCATCGCCCTTGCGGGTGTGGAGCGGATGTCGTCTGACACCGATGTGACGTTTGTGCTGCGGGATACGGGCGGCCAAGAGTTCCGCATGACCGAGGGCGCGGCGGTCAACCTTGCTGCGCGGATGTCCGACACCTTGACCGTGGAGGCGTTTTTGAGCGGGTCAGACCGGTTCACCCCGGTTCTGTTCCCCGGCGTGCAAGTGCTGAACGGCAATCTGGCCAGCGCGGCGGACTATGTGTCCCGGGCCATCCCGGCGGCGGCGACGTTCGCTGTGTCCGTTTATCTTGATACGATCACCCCGGCGGGCTCATCGGTCACCGTATCGGCCGAGGTGAACGGCGGCTGGCATGCGCTGCCGCTCGCCGGTGCTGCCCCGATCGGCAACGGTGCAGAGGAACGGCACTACGCCGCCACGGGCCTTGCTGGGGTGGGTATCGACACCACCACCCGGATCAAGATTGAGCTGGCAGGAACGCCAGCTGCGCGACCGTTCGTCCAATCTTTGCGCACAATCATCAAGTGATGCGGTGAGCCATGACGGGCGGCATTAACCATGACGATCGGACCGGGACGCGGGGTTACCCGCTCCCGCATCCCGACAACACCATGAAAGCGGACGCACACCGGCTCCGGGACGCCTTGCAGGCCGTGGACGCCGACGTGGTGGCGCTGGCGGCGGCAACGCGGCGCCGGTGGGTTCTGTCTTTCATCGGTTTGAAACTGTGAGGGTGACATGACAAGCACGACCATGGGCGGGCTGATCGCCGCGCTGAAGGCAAAGGTCGACGCCGTGACGGCAACAGGGAGCGGCAGCCCTGAGGACCTGGCGATGATTGCCACGGCGGTGGAAAAAATCGCAGGCCGGATCACGGCCCTGGAACTCGAAGCGATTGGCGAGACCGAACGGCAGGCGATCACCGATCTGGCGTTCAGCGAGCGGACCACAGTCGCCAACGCCCTGACGGCGGCTTTGGCCAACGCCAACACCGCCGCCGATGCTCTGGTGGCCGCGGTGAACGCTGACATGACGGCGGCCGAGCACACCCTTGGTGGGCTCACGGATACGGCCCTTGCGGACCTATCACAGAGCCAGCATGACGCGGTGGCCGCCATCACCGCAGAGCGCACCGCCGCCGTCGATGCGATCACCGATGCGGCGGCGGAAGCCAAACACGCGGTCTCGGGCCTCACCCCCGAAACGTTCTTTTTCAATCAATCGTGAGGACTGACAAATGAGCATCTTTACAAGCCGCATGTCCGCGGCAGACACCCCCGTCGAGATGATGACGGTGGCCCCCGGCAACCGCGTCACCTTCAACCTGAATTGCGTCAACACCCACACCACCGAGGCGGCGGCGGTTTCCGTCTTCATGGTCCCCCGCGCGGACGTCTCCGTTGCGTCCATCGCCGTCACAGCCAGCGGCGACAGCTATGTTGTCGCCCCTGCGGTGATCTTTAGCGGCGGCAACGGCTCCGGCGCGGCCGGTCAAGCGGTGATGGCCGTGGCCAGCATCACGATCACCGACGCTGGCGCTGGCTATGCGGTAGATGAGGTGCTGAGCGTCTCCGGTGGCGATACGGCGGCCACCATCACCGTCACCGATGTTGACGGCACCGGTGCGATCCAGGCGGCGACCCTGACGACCGGCGGCGCTTACACCAGCCTGCCTGCCGCCCCTGCGGCAACGACAACGGCAGGCTCGGGCACGGGCGCAACCTTCACGCTGACATTCAAGGTCGCCGCTGTCACCGTCACAGCGGGCGGCTCCGGCTACGCACAAGCCCCGGCGGTTTCATTCTCCATCGGCGCCGCAACGGCCGAAGCCGTTTTGGGTGCGGCGGTGCAAACGAAACATAAGATCGAACATGCAACCCCCCTTAAGGCGGGCGGTGTTCTTTATCGCACCGCGCTGGTGCTGGGACCGGGCGACAAATGCTACGTGCAAGCCAGCTCCGATGACGTGTCGATCAGCAGTTGGGGCGTGTCGGCGCTGAGCTAGAGCAAATTCATTCAAAACGGTTCAGTTTTGAATGATAATTTGTCTAGAAAACAATAAGTTAGAGCAGATTCACGCGTCCTTATGGACGCGGGCCTGCTCTAGCACCGGATAGGAGAAAGCAAAGATGCGGTATGTATCTCAACCCAGCGCGAAAGGCGGCGTGGGGCCGTTCAACCAAATCCAGTTCTGGTCGTATCAAGGCAGCTATGACTGGAT